CCTGCCGTATCTGCGTTTAGTGCATATCAACATTCTGTTGAGGAAGCGGTATCTTCCGCAAAACAGGCAGGTACCGAATGGCAGGAAAACAATACATCCTTGCAGGATAACATTGAGAGAATCACAGAACTTCGTACCGCATTATCTTCTGGGACTTTGACTGAACAGGAAGCTGCCAGCGCAAAGAGCGAACTGTTATCTATTCAGGAGTCACTGACAGATTCCTACCACAGTCAGGTAGCCGGGATTGACCTGATTAATGGAAGTCTGGAAGAACAGATTGCGCTTTTGGATAAGGTTTCACAAAAAGAAGCCAGCCAGTTCCAGAACGAGAACAAAAAAGGGATTGAGGAAGCAGAGAAAAAAGTAGAGAAGAAACGCCATACTTATCTTGGACAATTCCTTGATAATGGTTCCAAAGAATCTGAAGCAATCAAAAAATCTATTAATGATCTGAAGAAAGAATACGGGGATGAAGTATTTACGATAGAACCGGAAATGGACGGAATTACAATGGATGTCCATTTTAAAGCGGATTCTGTAACGGCAAAACAGGCATTGAATGACTTTATGGATGATGCCAAATCCATTGAGAAACAGTATGGAGAATCTGATACATTAAGCGTGATGCTGGATAATGCATCAGGAGGATTATCAGAAGCCAATGAAATACTTGGAAAATATGGTGATCTTTATGAACAGGCACAGGAAGCGAAGCTGGTTGCAGAAGAACAGACATTTAAAGCTGATGGGAAAGACCAGACAGCTCTGAAATGGCTGAATGATTATACAAAAGCAGTAAAGAATTACAATGATGCACTGACAGAAGGCGATTCTGATAAGATCACACAGGCAGCAGGAGAGTTTGAAACGGTAGATACGGCGGTACAGTCTTTATTAAAAAATTCTGATATGTCTCAGTTTGCGGATCAGTTCTCGGAGGTAAGAGATCAGTTAAATGATACGGCTATCGCTGCAAATCAGTTTAGTGATGCTTTATCGGGAAAAGACACTTCAAAGTTCGGAAAAGAGATAAAGAAGAATGCAGATTCTCTGAAAGAACTTGGCTTGACAGATACGGACTTCAAGTATGCTTTCGAGACAGAAGGTGTACAGGAAGGTGAAGATCAGATTAATGCTCTTGTGGATGCGGCAGTGGAGTGTGGACTGATTTCTGATACATCCAGCGGTGAAGTGGCGAAGTTGGTGAATATGCTTACACAGTTAGGAGTCATTTCATCCAGTGCAGGAGCTTCTGTGGACACAACAACCGAAGCTGTCTCAGATTTGGCAGACCAGATCATAAATGCACAGGAAGCGTTATCCGGGATTGAGAAAGCAACTTCAGTTCTTACTTCACAGTCAACAGGGAAGTCTATATCTTTGGATGATTTTAATTCAGATGAGCTTTCAGATTACACCTCTGCATTGGAATATAACAATGGCGCACTACATCTGAATGCCGAGAAAGTCCGGGAACTGCAAAAAGCAAAAGCAGAGGAAGCAATCCAGACGAATGAGAATCAGAAACTGGAAAAACAGGCGCAATATATGCAGAACATTGCAGAAATCGAGCGGCTTCAGGATGAACTGAGAAATTTATCTGATGCAAAAAGTCAGAATGCACAGACCATCCAGAGTAGTATAGATGCACTGTTATCTGAGAATGATGGATTAGTGAATCAGTGTAACCAGCTTGATCTGTTGTCTGCATCACTCAGAGAAGCAACAGGGGCATATCAGAATTGGCTGGATAAACAGAACACTTCTGAGTCAGGAGATATGTTTGACGATGCTATGGGAGCGTTGGATCACATTGAGGATGTAACACAGAATACGGATTCTGAGGATTATGGAAGGATAGGAACAAATTCTTATAAAGCAGCAGTGGATTTTATCGTCCCGGATTCTGTAGATACAGAAGATGCAGAAGCAGTTTCTTCTTATATAAATAGTATTGAGCATTATTTTAACCATGATTCAGACGGGAACAGAACCGGACTGGATGTTGCGGAGTTCTGTGCAAAGGCGACAAAAGCTGGACTGATGGAACTGGATGAAGCAAGTGGTGAGTATAAGATTGCAGGTCAGCGTACTATGCAGGACTTTGCAGATGGATTAAATCTGTCGTTGCCAATGGTGCAGGCAATGTTCGGAGAGATGGAAGAGTTCGGCGGTGAATTTGACTGGGCTGACGAAGCCGTCAAGACATTGGGGGATCTGGGTATGGCAGCAGGTGAAGCCAAGGGCAGGATTGAAGAACTGTCCGGGGACAAAGACCTTGATATTCAGATCGACGTTTCGGATATTGAGAGTACAGAAGATAAGATCAAGACTCTTGATAATACGATTTCACAGATGCAGGAGTATAAAGGCACTCTGGAAGTGGATTCTTCTCAGGTGGATGATGCAAATACCGTGATCCAGTACTGTGTGACACAAAAACAGATGCTAGAAGCTCCGGCTGTTATGTCTGTAGATGCTTCACAGGTGGATGGAGAGCTTGGAAATGCACTGTCATTATTACAGCAATTTCAGGAAGCACAGAATAATGTGGAGTTGCAAGCTGCTGTAGGAGCTGATACATCAGAAGCACAAGGCAAAGTGGATGGTTTGGTCAGTGAAATTCAGGGACTTTCCCCAGAGATTAAGGCAACACTGGGAATTGACGGAACTTCTGAAGCTACAATCACAGCATCCATTCAGGCATTATCACCGAAAATTATGGTAGAAGCAGGTGTGGATTCTTCTGTTGTAGACGCGTATGCAGCAGAAGAGAAAAAATCCAATGGTACGGTAGACTGGGACAATAATACAGGAAAAGTGGATGCATGGGCTGCGCAGATGCACACTTCCAATGGTACGGTGAACTGGACGAACAATACGGCAGATGTAAAGACCAGTTTTACTGCGACAGGTACAGTCAACTGGACAAATGCAAACGCACCATCCAAAGGATCAGGCGGGGCGAGTGGTACTGCTCATGCTTCTGGTACAGCACATTATTCGCATTTGGTCGGTCATGCAGATGCAAAAGGTAACTGGGGAACAAAAACCGGAGGAATGACGCTAGTTGGAGAGCTGGGAAGAGAGATCGTCGTTGATCCAATGACTGGAACATGGCATACAGTTGGTGATAATGGTGCGGAATTCCAGTATATCCCGGCAGGAAGCATTGTGTTCAACCATTTGCAGACCGAATCTTTGTTGGAACAGGGATTCGTGAACAGTCGTGGAATGGCGAGAGCGTCTGGTACTGCTATGGTCAGAGGTGGGATTTCTGTCGGTCAGGCAAATATCGCTTCTGGAAATCGTGGATCAGGTACAGGTAACAGTTCTGCATCAACAGCGAACACGGCTGCCGTTAATAATAATACAAAAGCAGTACAAAGTTCAGGCAAAGCTGCCAGTGAAGCAGCGGATAAAGTAGACGAAGCTCTTCAGAATGCCATCAAGAAGCTGAATGACAACGCAATGGATTGGATAGAAACAACTATGAACCGTCTGGATCGGACGACTTCTAAGTATACGGATTATGCGGAAAGCGATACCAGTCATTATACGAAGGCTCAGAAGAACTATGACAAAGCAATTAAAAGTACACAGGAAGAGATTGATGCTTCTAAGCAGGCAATGCAGAAATACTGGAGTTATGCACAGAAAGTAGCAGCAGACTCTACGGTCAGTCAGTATCTTACTCCAGCTCTGAAGAAAAAGATCGACGAAGGCAAGACGATTGATGTTGAGTCTTTATCTGCCAGCCAGAAAGCTGCGGTTGATGCTTATAAAGAATGGATGGACAAGTATCTGGATGCTAAAGATACGAACCGGGAGAAGAGAGCGCAGAAATTAAAACTTGCCAAGGCAAAAGTTGACAATACATATGATTCTTACGATGTGATTATTGGTAAGAGAGAAGCGAAAGAAGATTATTATGCAGCTTTAGCAGAGAATAGAATTGCACATGGCAAGTCCCAGAAGATCGGCTCTGTTTATTATCAGGATCTTGAGAAACAGCGTGATTATGCACAGTATCAGAAGGACTGGACTGCAAAGGAGATGAAGGCTGTCCAGAAGAGAATGTCTGAATATCTCAAGACGAATGGCAATAACCGTAAGGATAAAGCATATCAGGAGATGTTAAAACAGTATACAGAACTGAAGACAACCTATGCAAAAGCAGATACGCATATTCAGGAATTGACACAGGCGATTCAAGACGCAAGAGAGAATGTGAAGCAATGGTCAGTGGATCGCTGGGATCGTGCAGGTTCCAAGCAGGATGCAGCTATTAATTATAAAATCGTATCAGATAACCCGGATCGTCAGATAGCTGAGAAAGATTATACCGAACGTATCAAGACGAATAACCGACAGATTCTGGCATTGCAAAAGCTGAGACAGGAAAAAGCGGAATATTATGATACACATTTTAGTAGTTGGAACAATGAAGAAGCGCAGAAGTATCTCGATTCGATCACTAAGATTGACGAACAGATATTAAATCTTGGCAGCAGTACGGAAGAACTGAAAAATAAGATTATGGAACTTCGCTGGAAGCCATTTAATGATTTTCAGGATGAGCTGGACAGTGTGATTAATGAGTACCAGACCATGCAGAAGCTGTTAGGAGATGAGGACAGCTTTTATAATGATGATGGTTCATTGACACAGAATGGTCTTACAAATGTTCTACTGTTACAGGAATCCATAGATGCGACTAAGGATAAGCTTGCGAATTACAGGGTTGCGCTGGATAAGTTGGAAGAGCAGTATCAGAATGGATGCTACAGTGCAGAAGAATACAAAGAAAAGACAGAAGAACTGTTAAAAGGAATACAGGATGCATCCTCTTCACTGGCAGAGTACAGGCAGCAGATGTTATCTGTATATGAGACACAGGTCAAGACGGAGAATGACCTGCTGCAAAAAAATATTGATAAACGTCTGGAAGCCTTGGATGCGAAAGAGAAATATTATGAATTTGATAAGACAATCAGGAAAAAGTCCAAGGATATCAATGCTTTGAAGGCTTCCATCTCTGCCCTTGAAGGGACGTCGAATGCCGCAGCAAAAGCGCGTCTGGAAAAGTTAAAAGCAGAACTTGCAGACGCAGAAGAAGATATGCAGGATACTGTTCATAATCATGAAACTGAAATGAAGAAGACCGGATACGAAAATCTTCAGAAGGATGCAGAGAATGCACTGGATAATACATTGGATGCACTCAAGAAGAATACCAGTTTCCAAGAAGCTGTTATCAATAATATGCTTTCAAATGTAAAAACAAATTACGATAGCACATACAAACATCTGGGTGAGGTAATGGATCAGTATGGCATGAAAGTTTCTCAGACATTCGATCAGATGATTACAAAAGCAGCTGACTTTAATACTGCTGCCGTAAATGCAACGAAAGCATGGGAAGGCGTTTATAAGATGGACACTTCCAAAGTACCGGGAGCCAGCAATGGACAGGGAGGTACCAATGGATCAGCAGATAAAGTATTGGATGATACTTTAAAGAAGAATGATACTTCAGATGGTGCTGGAAATGTAACACCGGGTACAATGACTGGTAAGAACTACACTCTGAAACTGAGTGATACAGATATTTATCTGACATACAGTCATATCAAGAAACAGCTTAAAGCAACATGGTCACCAAAGAAACCGGAACACTCTGATATTGAGTGGAAAAGTTCTGATGAATCTATTGCGAAAGTTTCTTCTGATGGTACAGTTCGTGGTGTGTCTTCAGGTCTTGATAAGAACGGTTTAATGGCGCGTGATGAGTCTAAGACAAGAAAATGTATCATTACTGCTATTGGCGGAGGTGGTCTTGCTAAAGCTACTTGTACCGTTCATGTAATGCCGGATTCTCATTATGAAAAGATTAAGGATTATGCAAACAAAGCTGGAATCAAAGAAACTTCAGGCAATAACCTGAGAGACGCTATGGAATATGCTTATAAAAACGGCGCAAACCATAGCAATCAATCATATACCGCAGTTGAGGGATTTAAGAAAGCATATCTGAAAGACTGGACAAATTCTCTGAGTAATCGTCCAGATGGTGCAACAGACGTTCCTGCCGGAGTGAGTCCTTTGATAGGATATTTTAATGCTAAAGGTAAGAAAGTCGGCCCAAAAGAAATGCAACAGCTTGCAGATATTCTTCAGATCAATACTCCGGGTGTTAAGAATTATGATTCTTGGGGATCTACTCTGAAAAATAAAATCCTGAAGGCATATAAATCCTACGGATTCTCTAAAGGTGGTGTTGTGCGGAAAGGTATTCCTGCCAGCATACTTGATATGATCGGCGTAGATGCTTTAATACCGCGTGGAGATTCTATGCTGATCGGTGCAAATCCGGGTGAAACTGTTCTTACGGAAGAGTTTACAAAGCAGTTAAAGCCTACTGCACAGATTTTGAATGAGTTCAACCGCAGAATGGCTCAAACTACGATGGAGCCAAGTGCTGCTGTACAGAATAAGACTACTGAGATTACAAGTGAGAATCACTTCATCTTTAATAATCCGGTTATAAAGAGTGAAGAAGATGCTGAAAAGCTGATGGAAAAAGCAATTCAAAAGCATATGGATAGAAATAGACGTGACTGGAAAAAAGTGAGATAAAACATAAACAGAGGAAGTCTGTACTTTGCTGAATGATAGTGAGGTACAGGCTTCTTTTATTGGGAAAAAAGGAATACAAGGAGAAAACGCATGAATAAATCATGGGTAATCGAAAAGACGAAAGGAGCGTGCCGTGTTGGCAGTGCTTATAAATAATGGAATGATGAAATTTTACTGGTTGTCATGTTTATATCTGATATGTGTGTGCCTGCTATGGTGGCGGCACAGCAAAGCGGATATGGTAAATTATAAGAAACCGAGTAAAGAACAGAAATATAATCTAAAGAGTAATATGAAGACAAGATGTTATAACGAGAATTATCATAAGACAAGACCAGATTATGAAGAATGTACGGTATGTGATGAATGGCTTGACGATAAGAAGTTATTTTATGAATGGGTAGACCATAACTTTTATGAAATCGAGGGTGAACCAACAGTGGAGCTGGATAAGGACATTCTGGTTCCGGGGAATAAAGTATACAGTCCTGATACCTGTATCTTTGTGCCAAAACGGATCAATGATCTGTTTGTACATATTCATGGAAGAAAAAAGAATGGACTACCGACAGGAGTAATTTATTCAAAGAAGACCGGAAAGTATCAGGCTACGGTCAGAGAAAGCTGCAAAGATGATGAAGTCGGGAAAAAGAAGAAGTCTGTCAAACTTGGATTTTTCGATACGCCAGAAGAAGCTTATGAAGTATACAAGGCACATAAAATGGCTGAAATCATATACATAGCAGACAGTTACAAGGATGTGATCCCGGATAAGCTGTATCAGGCTATGATTAATTGGAAATTTGATGAAATTTAAAGAAAGGCTAAGATTATTTATACATATGAAATACGAGAAATATTGAAGGCGGATGCGCTAAAAATGATCCAGAAATATCATTATTCAAATATATTACCACGTCTGAATAAACATTTCTTAGGATTTTATCTGGATGAAAGGTTGGTCGGAGTTGTCACTTTGGGCTGGGGGACTAGACCATTACATACAATACAAAAGATATTCCCGTCATTAAAAACAGAGGATTATTATGAGATTGGCAGGATGTGTATGTCGGAAGATATGCCAAGAAACAGTGAATCACAAATGTTATCACAAACCATTAAATGGATAAAAAATAATTGCCCGGATATAAAAGTGTTGTTCACTTGGGCGGATGGAATGGTTGGAAAGCCCGGATATGTATACCAGGGAAGTAATTTTTATTATTTGGGATATATCTGGACAGATATGTATATGAAAAATGGAATAAAGTTACATCCAAGACAGACAAAACAGTTTTTTTCACAGGATTCCAAAGACAAAAGATTAACTTGTAGACCGACTTTTGAGCAGCAGCAAGAAGCAGGAATCCAACATTATAAAGGTAAACAGTTTAAATATCTCTTCTTTACTTGCAACAAACGAGAGAAAAAACGGCTTATGAAAGAATGTAATGAAATGTTATCCAGAAAATATCCCAAAGAGGATGATCTTGAATGGAAGATTCAGGTGGGTAAAGGTAAGTGGGAAAAATGTGAAAGACCGCCGTACTTAACGGACATGAATTCAGAAAGTGAAAATCTGATTGGTCTGGTAAAAAAACAGAAGAACCTGTGCAGGCAGCAGGATGATTTATATAGAAAGAAATGATACGGGAGAGTCAGTTTTGGCTCTCCTTTTTTGATACTTGAGGAATTGCTAATATTCACATACTATGGTAAACTATGCACAAAGGTTTCTATCGTATGTGAAATATGAAAGGACACGATACGATGGGAAAAGATTTAAAAGGTAAAGAACTCGGAAAGGGCATTTCACAGAGAAAGGACGGTAGATATCAAGCCCGATTTACAGATAGGTTCGGGAAGCGTAGATGCGTATACGGGATAACTTTAAAAGAAGTTAAAAATGCATTAATGAGTGAAGTTGTAGATAATTACAGTAAAAATAATGTAGTAGACTCCAATATGACTTTGGATCAGTGGTATGAAAAGTGGATGAGGGTATATAAAGAACCTGTTCTGAAGCCAAGTACAATTAGAATATATATACGTACATACCATTGCTATATAAAACCTGTGCTAGGCAGATTGCCATTGTCATCAATTACTAAATTGATGGTAACAGATTTACTTAACGGGCTGGGTAAAAGGTTACATAAAAGTACAGTCAATAATATACGTACAGTTTTGTGCGATTTATTCTCTTATGCTATGGATAATGATTTATGTACTAAAAACCCGGCAAAAGGCATAAAAATAATCGGAACTGACAAAAGAAAAATCGTTACCTTATCCCGTGAGGATCAAAGAGATTTCTTCTTTATGGCGAAAGGATGCTTCTATTATAATCTATATGTTGTCGCAGTTAATACAGGACTTCGCTCAGGAGAACTGAGAGCGCTTACTTTAGATGATATTGATTTTGAAAATAATACTATAAATGTTACTAAAACTTTAACTTATTTTAGAAAATCTTCAAAAGATGATTTTTTAGGATACAAAATCAGCATACCAAAAACTAAATCCAGTATAAGAACTGTACCGATGAATTCCATATGCAGAAAAGCAATTGAAGATCAAGTACAGCAGCTCAATACATTGCCACCGATTGATTATGACTCTGACGTTCTTGGTAAGCTCCTTTTCGTGACAAGAAATAATAGACCCTTGATGGATGAAGTACTCGGTAGTTCGATACGTACAGTAAGAAATAATGTTAATAAAATTAGAGCATCTCAAAATCAACCTCTGATACCGAAATTTAGTGCGCATACATTTAGACACACATTTGCTACACGCTGTTTTGAGGCAGGAATCCCACCAAAGACAGTACAATCATATCTTGGACATACAAATATTCAGATGACCATGGATATCTATACAGAAGTTTTAAGTGGTAAAAAAATGAGTGACATTAAGTTGTTAGAAAATACGATGAACGATATAAATACGTGCAGAGCATTCCAAAAAATCAGCTAA